GACGAATTGACGAGCAGCGCAATCTCAGTCTTTACTATTGTGGTGGCATTGATGCTGTTGTCTTCGGCACCCGCTTCGATAGAATGATTGGTGAGTTTGCCGATCCTGTATTCGTTGGCTACGACTTTTCAAAGTTTGACGCCACACAGGGTCGTTGCGTGCTCATGGCCAAATGGTTCCTATACTACGGTATGGGGGCACCAAGCACTGTTTTAAAAGTTTTACTTTCTGCGTTGGTCACTATTGGTGCGGATAGGCATCGTACATTGCGTTATAAGAAGCAAGGAGGGTTACGATCTGGCATGGCGGACACCTCAGCCGGTAATACCCTTGTTAACGCAATGTTTTGGTACTGTGTGCACCTTAGTTTGCCCGCTGAGAGTCGTGTTTCAGTCTTGATCATGAGTGATGATTCCGTGGTCATCGCTGAGCACGCCGATGTTACGTTCTTGCAACAGGTTGTGGATTCTGTTGCTACATTGTTGGGCCTTGAATTGCGTCCGCCTATGGTCACGAATGACGTGTTTGAGGTCGAATTTTGTAGCGGTGGGTTCTATCCTGTTGTTACCGACGGCGTGTGCACTTTGGCTTTTGGTCCAAAGGCGGCCAGCGTCCTTGGTAAAACCTATTATTGTATGCATCAATATTGCAAGAAGAAGCAGCTTCAGTGGCTGCGTGCTGTCTCTATGGGTTTCGCCAAGCGCGACTATGTTCCTGTTTTGCGCGTTGCCCGCGCACGCGTCTACCAACTTGTTGGTTCAGGACCCATCTGTTCCACTGTTTGCTCACATGTTCAGCGACAGTGGCACAACTTCACCAGCGACGTTGAAGCGCACTTCGACGACGCACGTGGTGATGCTTGGGCGAACCATCTTGGCGTGACGTGGTCACAGGTTCTGGAACTGGAGCAGGTGATCAAGTCTGTTCCAAGTTTGCCGTGTCGTGTTGATCACCCCGTTCTCGAGAAGATGTTCGTGAATGGGTGTGAAGACGCTGGGGACTTTGAGCCTCTGTGCAGCTTTATAGCACAATTGGCGATAATCTGCGGTTTGTGGGCGTTCTTTTGGTTGGCCATTCTTCGCTTGGCACTTGATCGCACACGTGCTCGATTGGTGGTGTGCGTTTTTGCCATGTGGCTGGTATTTTCGTATTTCGAAGAATTGCTGTTCATTACAACCGTGGGTTCGTATTTCATTTGGGCGGTTGAGCTTGTCGAGGTGCTTATGAAGGGTGGGATTGGTACTTTGTTTTGGAAGGCACTTGTCCATTACATTTTGATTTTGTTACGGCGCCATACTTCCTTTGGCGTCGTATGCTTGGTCCATGCTACCTATGACTCAGCAGTCACCATCTTTTGGCTTCGCGATCGACTTGAGCGTCTAAGTGAATGTTTCGTCAATTTTGGTGCCGGCTTAAGACAGCAGTTTGCTGCCAGCCAGCACTAATCTGCTGGACTCGTCCGATTTGGCATTAATTAAGTCATTGGCAATTGTCTTGCGGACGTTAATAGCCAAGCCAGGCAGAGCATATCATGCTGTTTGTTTTTCAGGGTTCACTGTGATGGATCATTCACGCTTGTTGGAAGATATGGGTCTCAGCAATCTTGCTTCCTTTGAGGCTCTGTACTTAAGTTCAGTTGTTGATCCATTCAATGATGAGGGTCTTGCATTAGAGCAGGCACCACGCATACCTGACTTCAACACACGGCCCTGCTGGACAATTTGTTTGAGTGGGAACCATACTTTTACTGCTGGTGCAAATACCAGTGGTATTGTCAAGTTGGTGCACCCAAACGTCACCGGTAATGTTTTTGCCACACACTATTATAGTGCTGGTGGCACGACACCAACCGGTGGCGACGATGACATGGTTTGGAATCAGCCAGCTCTTACTGGCAACCAG